GCGCGTAATATGCAAATAGCCCTCCAACCTCGCCAGACGGAGGCTTACCTGACGCCCGCCACGGAGGTGTTGTATGGGGGCGCGGCGGGTGGGGGGAAGTCGTATTACTTGCGTGTGAGCGCGATACGCTGGTGTCTGGAGGTGCCGGGGGTGCAGGTGTATCTGTTCCGGCGCACGCTGACTGACCTGCGTGACAACCATCTGAGGGGGCCGACGAGTTTCTTTAACCTGCTCGCCACCGGTATCCAGAGTAAGCAGGTTGTCTACAAGTCGGTGGAGAACGAGTTTCACTTCCCCGGGGGGTCTATCCTGCACCTGTGTTACTGCGACTCCGAGAATGATGTTGAGAAGTACCGGGGGGCTGAGGTGCATGTGCTCATGCTGGACGAGTTGACGCACTTCTCGGAATACCAGTATCGGTTTCTACGCAGCCGCGTTCGCCGCGCCGGCTTGGTGGTGCCGGAGCAGCACCGCGCGAGACTGCCGAGGATAGAGGCCGGGAGTAATCCGGGGAGCGTGGGCCATGCGTGGGTGAAGCGGTCGTTCATATCGCCAAAGCAGCCGGGGGAGGTGTGGCGTACCCCGCCGGAGGAAGGCGGGATGCTCCGGCAGTTCATACCGGCGAAACTGAGCGATAACCCCCACCTGACGGCGGACGACCCCGAGTATGAGAACCGATTGCGGGGGCTGGGGGCGGACTCGCTGGTGCGGGCGATGTTGGACGGGGATTGGAACATCATCGCGGGGCAGGCGTTCGAGAAGCTGGCTGTGTCCACACACCGGCTTGCCCCGTTCGACATACCGAAGCACTGGTTGCGGTTCGGGTCGCTGGATTGGGGGAGCACAAAGCCGTTCTCGTATGGGATGTGGGCGATATGCGAGGAACCGATGAACGTGGAGGGGATATACGTTCAGAGGGGGGCGATGATCCGGTATGATGAGTGGTACGGGTGGAACGGGACGCCAAACGAGGGGATGAGGATGGAGGCGGGGGAGGTGGCCCGTGGCATCCTTGAGCGCGAGGGGGGCGTGAAAATGGCGTACCGGATTGCCGACTCGAGCATGTGGAAGGTGGACGGGGGGCCGTCGATTGCCGAGACATTTGGCAGATTCGGGTGTATATTACGTCCAAGTTCCAAGGGGCCGGGGTCGCGGCACGCCGGTTACATCGAGGTGCGCCAGCGCATCGCTGGTAACGAGGAGGGGCCGATGCTGTTTGCAACGCGCAATTGCCACGCGGGGTTTTGGCGCACCATGCCGGATTTGGTCATGGACGAGCACCGCTATGGCTTGCAGAGTGAGCAGATCGACACGGATCAGGAAGACCACTGTAGCGACGATGTGATGTATGCCTGTTCCAGCAGGCCGTGGCTGCGAAACGTGGAGAAGCCCAAGCCCAAGGTGCGCGACTGGCTGTTCGCGGGGCGGGAGGACGAGGAGACGGACAATTGGCGGACATTGTGACGTGCCCGGTGTGCCAGACCAAGGTGGACACGTTCCGCACGCCGGAATGCCCGGCCTGTGCGCCAAAACCACCGGTAAACGTGAACCCGCTGCCCGCGCACATGCACTCATTGGTGGAACCCTACATACGCTGGCGCGAGGACGCCGCTGTTGCGCGTTTCGTGCTGGAACAGGCCGAAAGGATAGGCAATGGAGCTTGAAACTAAACTGAAATGGGTCAAGGAAGCCGAGGATTTGACGGCGGAGGCCCGCGCCACGGCTGAGAAGTGCCGTGACTACAACGATAACAAGCAGTGGACGGCGGACGAAGCGGCGACGCTGGAGAAGCGGGGCCAGAGCGCCATTGTGATTAACCGGATCAAGCCGAAAAATGACGGTTTGATGGGTATGGAAGTCACTACCCGTACCGCTTGCAAGGCGTTTCCGCGCACGCCGAAGGAGAATCACGACGCTGACGCCGCGACGGAGGCGATTCGCTACGTATGCAGCCAGAATCGCTACAATGACCTGCGCTCCGCTGCGTTCGATAACATCGTGGTGGAAGGAACGGGCGGCGTTGAGGTCATCTACAGCAAGGGTAAGGTCAGGATCAATCACATATTCTGGGACCGGATGATCTACGATCCGCGCTCGAGGCGTAAGAATTTCAGTGACGCGAAGTGGCTGGGGCAGGTCGTGTGGATGGATTACGATGACGCTCTCGGGCGGTACCCCGGCAAGGAGGAAATTCTGGGCGGACTGATGGATAGCACCGCGCAGACGTATGACGACAAGCCCCAATGGGCGGACGAAACGCGCCGCAGGGTGAAGATTATCGAGATGTACTACAAGGAAGGCGGCGAAGTCTACTACTGTGCCTTCACACGCTCTGGCGAACTGACGCCGGCGATGCTCTCGCCGTATAAAAACGAGGACGGGGAGCGTGAGTGGCCGTATTGCTTCCGCAGTGCGAATGTGGGGCGCGAAGGCGACCGTTACAGCCCCACCAAACAGCTACTCGGCCCGCAGGACGAGATCAACAAGCGCCGTTCCAAGGCCTTGCACCTGAACAGCGTGCGTCAAATCCGGATGGAAAAGGGTGCGGTTGATGATGTGCGGAAGGTCAAGCGCGAGTTGGCGCGTCCTGACGGTGTAGTCGAGACCACGCCGGGGATGGAGTTCGAAGTTCTCAAGACGGGCGACATGGCAGCGGCGCAATTCAACCTTCTGGCCGAGGCCAAGATGGAAATTGACTCCGTGGGGTTTTCGGCGGCGGTTTCCGGCAAGCTGCAAGGCGATCAGAGCGGCGTCGCGTTGCGAAACCGGCAGGCAGCGGGGCAGACAGAACTTGCGCCACTATTCGACGGCTTGAAAGAGATGGATTTGCGTGTCTATCGTAAGGTCTGGAACTGCATACGGCAGTACTGGACGGATGAGACGTGGATTCGTGTGACCGATGACGAGCAAAACATCAAATTCGTCGGTTTGAACAAGAAGGTAACGCGCGGCGAAATGGCGCTGCGCGCGGCAAAGGCACAAGGGGCGACCGACGAGGATTTGATAGCGCTGCAACAGCAGTTGATGCAAGACCCCGGCGCAATGCAGGTCGTGTCGCTGGAAAACAACGTCGCGGAACTGGACGTTGACCTTCAACTGGCCGACGCGCCGGACGTGCCGACGGTAACGGTTGAGGAATTTCAGGGTTTGGCCGAAGTCATCAAGTCCGGCGCACCGCCGGTGCTGATGGAAGCCATGGTGATGGCGTCCAGCATTCCGCACAAGGAACGTGTGCTTAAGAGCCTGCGCGGGGAGAGCGAGATACCGCCAAAGGTCAAGGAGCAGGTTGCGCAAATGCAGGAGCAGATGCAGCAGTTGCAGCAGGAGAATCAGAAATTACAGGCGGGCGTTGCGCAGGAGCAGGCCAAGTTGCAGTTGGAACAGAGGAAGCTCGAAGTCGACCGCCAGTTGCAGGGGTCGAGGATGGCGTTGGAGCGGTATGTGGCCGGGGCGAAACTCGATTTGCAACGTAGCGTCGCGGAAGCTGAATTCAAGTTGAAAGCGGCGGAAAGCGAGCAGGATATTAAACTCGAACGCCAGAAGGCCATCGCCAAACACAGTCTTGAGCGCGGTATGCGAAACGTATCGAAAGGGGCTGACGTGGATGAAGGCGTTGAGGACGCAGGCGATTTGCTGGCCGAAGAAGCTGCGAAAAAGGAGCAGAAGCATCAGGAATTGCTCGGCGCGTCCGGCCAAGCCGCCGCCGCTGTGCAATCCATCGCCCAAGCGCAGGAGCAGACCAACGCCATGATTCTTGAATTGATGAAAGCGCAGGAACGCACCGTGCTGGCGATTGGCGACCTTGCCAAAGCCGTTACCGCTAAGAAGAAGCTCAAGGTCAACTACAAGGACGGCATTCTTGTTGGCGGGGAGGTCACTTACCAATGAGCGCAGTAATCATCCAGTTAACCGGCATCTGCTCAGGCGGTAACCACCTGACGTTCACCGCGTCTGGTGACCTGTCGCGTTCGATGGTGATTGACCTGAACGACTTGTCAGCGCCGATTACGGAGCAGGACGCGGCGGCATTTATCCGTGTGGTAGCGCGGCTCGCAAAACTGGGTCGTACGAACGCGCAGGCTCGCGCGTTGCTACAAACTGGCGCGACGGTGACCGTATGACGATGGTCGCTTGCGGGAAGAGGTTTGTTCCCAATTTGATTGTGGCCGGCGGCGTGCAGTCTGTTACCACCGCAGTGAACACGCCAACTTTTGATAGCGCGACTGACCGCATGGCTTGGGTTGGCCCGTCGCCAGTCACCGATACAGTGAGCAAGGTCTACTTTCGCACTGGTACGGTGACGACTGGTTGTGTCATCAAGATAGAAGTGCAGAGCGTTACCAACGGCAGGCCGAGCGGAACGATTCTGGCTGCGGGGGCTAACGGCACCGTAACTGTGGCGGACACTGATGACAATATCTGGAAGTCGGTCACGATAGGGACGCCGCCTAGCGTAACCGAGGGGCAGGATATCGCTATCGTACTGACTTACGATAGCGGCACGACGCCAAACATGCAGTTGGTTGCTATGGCAAGCCCTCTGGCGGCTGGCGCTACCATGAGTCCGGCGTTTTTTATCGATACGGGGGCGGGCACGTGGGCTTCTGCAGTCGGCGTGAGTTCAAGCATTGGCTACGGCCCCATGGAATGGGTCGTAGCGTTTGGTACGGCGGGGCCGCAGTACATGGCGTGCCTGATGCCGCTGAACTCCGCCCCGACGCTGAACGCCATAACCAGCGCGAGCGCTCCCGACGAGTACGCCCTGCGTTTTCAGTTGCCTTATGCTTGCCGCATCCGTGGTATCCGGTGGCTGATGGCAAACGCCGCCGCAGGATCAAACTACACGGCTACGCTGTGGCCTGCGTCCAGCACTACTGACGGTGACGCACTTGCACAATTCGCCGGGGACGGCGACAGCGCCACGTCTACCACGAATGACGGCTACGCCGACGCCATATTTGCCACACCGTACTCAATTGCAAAGGATACGACCTATTACGC